CTGCGCCGGATGGCCCCGGCCACGGCGGCGACAGCCCGGCTCTGGCCCACGACTTCGGCGTTCAGGCGCTCTTCGAGGCGGGCCAGACGTTCCCGCTCCTTTTCGCCCACCCGCTCTGCCGGGACGCCGCTGGCCTGCGCCACCACTCGGGCAATTTCCTTCCGGCTGAGGACGGGGTCTTTCTCCCCTTCCCGCTCGGCCCGGATACGCACCGCCGCGCAGGCTTCGTCCACGAGGTCGATGGCCTTATCCGGCAGACAGCGCCCCGGCAGATACCGCACCGAGAGCTCCACGGCCTCCCGCAGGGCTTCGTTGGGCAGGCGGACGCCGTGATACCGCTCGTAGCGGGATGCCAGACCTTCCAGTATATCCACGGCCTGCTTCGGCGTAGGTTCTTCGATTTGGACGCGGCCAAAGCGGCGCTCGAGGGCGGCGTCCTTCTGGATGTGGGTGCGGAATTCCTGATTCGTCGTCGCGCCGATGAGCTGCAGTTCGCCCCGGGCCAGCACCGGCTTTAAGATGCTGGCTGCGTCGATAGCCCCCTCTGCCGCACCGGCGCCGACGATGGTGTGGAACTCATCCACGAAGAGGATGGCGCTGCCGTCCCGGACGAGTTCTTCCAGCAGGTTCTTGAACCGCTCTTCGAAGTCTCCGCGGTACTTCGTACCAGCCACGAGGCTGGCCATGTCCAGCGCCAGCAGACGCCGCCCCTGGAGCATCCGGGGTACCTGCTTGTCGGCGATGCGCTGGGCAAGCCCTTCGGCCAGCGCGGTCTTGCCCACGCCCGGTTCCCCCACAAGGCAGGGGTTGTTCTTCTGGCGGCGGCATAAGATCTCCACCATCCGGTCCAGCTCTTTTTCCCGGCAGAACACCGGGTCCAGCTCGCCGTCCGCCGCCCGGCGGGTCAAATCGCGGCAGTATTTGTCGCTGGCCCGGCTGCCCCGCGGCAGCGACGACGCCGAGCGCGGCTGGATCGGCAGGATGAACTGCCCTGAAAGCTGGCGGCACTCCCGCACCGCCTCGGTGAGCTGGACGCCCATCGACGCCAGCATAACGCCCGCGGCGCAGTCGGTGTCTTCCAGCATGGCGCAGAGCAGATGCTCCGGCTCGGCCCGGCTCAGGTGGGCGTTCTGCGCCCCGATGATGGCGTAGTCCATCGCCCGGCGCAGGTCCGCCGCCATATCGCCCCGGGCAAGCCTGGTGACCGTGCCATCCCGCCCGGCGGACAGCTGACGCCGCACTTCCAGCTCCGAGATGTTCTTCCCGGCCAGAAAGCGGGCCGCCGGGCCGCCGTCCGCTTGCAGCATCGCCCACAGCAGGTGGCCGGTGTCTGCCTTTTTGCAGCCCAGCCCTCCGGCCAGCTCCACCGCCTTATCCAGCAGCTGCCCCGCCTCCCGGGAGAAGCCCTTATACCGTCCTTTGCCGAATGCGTCCCAAATGCTCATTTGCCTGGCTCCTATCTTCCGTATTGCCCTGTTGCATACCCTGTTGCATCAAGAAACAGTATAGCCCCGGCAGGCGAGAAAAAATCAGAGCTTTGTGTCGCACCGGCCCCAAAACGCACCGAGAGATAAAACAAAAAAGCCATCTGAACGAATCAGATGGCTTTCTGGTTGACCTTACACTCCCCGAGTCGAACATCCTCGTCACTGTTTTTGGGTCCAGATTTTGTATCTCTCGTTCTCTCTCTTAACGCAACACCGCCCCTCTCCCAGAGCAATTCCGGGGGAGGGGCGGTCATCTGCTGTCGGTCAAGTTTTTGCAGCGTAGCGGGCAGCACTACACGAGCCGCCGCCACAGGCAGCACCGAGCCAAAAAGGCTGCGGCAGCTGTCCGGCGTTGCGCACCATATTGCCAATGACGGCAAAATGGTCGATTTTGTTAAGGTCAACAAAATCGCAGACCATTTTCGTAGCGTGCCGAAATTGCTCTTGTACAGCGAACATATCGGTGAGGTCACCGATATGGCCGTATGTAGTGCTGCTCATAGTCAAAACCTCACTGATTTTGCAAGGCCGCCTTCATGCGGTCAAAGAAAAACTGAATCACGGCGCCGATGGTCTCATCGGTGATGGCCCAGCTGATGAGTCTGCCGTATTTGCTGGCGCTGAGGGCCATGCGGAGCATCTGCGCCACCCAAGGTCGGCGTCCGTGTACGCGCCGTGGGTGTTGTCCACCCGGCGCACCGCGTCGGCCAGATTCTTGTTGTCCCCGGTGTCCAGCCACTGGTTGATCCGGTCAAACTCGTCCGGTACGCTGCCCTTGGCAAAGCTGGCTCTCAGCTCCTGCGCCCGGCCGGTGCCGTAGGCCATGGCCCCGCTGCCCATGTTCTCCAGCACGTTCCCGCTCTTCGCCGGAACGCCCCATTTCTGCCCCATGTCCAGCGCCCGGGCTGCCGCTTCCGGCATCTGCCGCGCAGGGCCGCTGCCGCTGTTCCCTGTAGCAGCGCCCGCCATTTTACGCCCCACAGAGCTTCCAGCGTCCAGCGGAAACTTGCCCGACACGCCAGTGGCGCTTTGCGCCCGGGTTGCGGCTCCCAGCGTCTGCTTCGCTGTCGCTTGCATCCTGCTGGCCGCTGCCCCAACAGCTCCTCCCTCGATCCGCCACTGGCGGCGGTCGTCGCCGTTGCCCCTTTTAAGGGGAGCTGTCGCGTCAGCGACTGAGAGGTCCTGCCGGGCGAGTACTCTTCCGGCAAGGCTGGTATCGTTCCTCGCATCCACCTCCCCCATGTCGCTTATGTGCCGCTCGGTGTACTGCTGCAAGGCTTTGTCCCGGGTGTTCTGCTCCTGTTCTGCCTGACGTTGTGCTTCCTTTTTGTCAAACTCCCGGCTCCACTGGCTCAACTGCTCCTTGGTGACGCTGTTCTTCTTTGTGGTGATGTTCTGCGCAGTGCTGCCCACCCCACTCACCTTGTCCGGGTTCTTTGCGGAAAATTCCCTGCTCCATTGTGCGAGCTGCTGTTTGGTTACTGCCATTCCGTCTTCTTCCCTTCTTTTTATCTTGACAAATAGTATTGTATTTGTTATTCTGTTATTGAGGAGATGATGTCGTGAAAAGTTATTCGTCCCGCGAGGTCATAAAGGCGCTCAAGGCCGACGGCTGGTATGAGGTCAACTGCGTGGGCAGCCACCACCAGTATAAACACCCCGCAGTCCGGCCTTAAATTCCGCTGAATGATAGGAGGCTTTTCTGATGAAAAAGAATCTTCCCGACCGTTACTTCTATCCTGCCGTGTTTATCTACGAGGACGGGCAGGAGATCGCTGTCGATTTTCCCGACCTCGGTGTCGCCACCAGCGGTACGTCCGAGGACGACGCCCTGCTTTCCGCCCGCGAGCTGCTTGGCTGCGTGATGTGCGGGCTGGAAGAGGACGGCGAGCCTATCCCCGCCCCCTCGGCCCTGTCCGCTATCCAGCCTAAAGAAAACGAGCGGGTCGTGCTGGTCGATGCCTATATGCCGTCCGTCCGGCTCGCCAGCGTCAATCGTTCGGTAAACCGCACCGTCACTCTCCCGGCGTGGCTCAATGCCGCCGCCCTTGAACGCAATGTAAACTTCAGTCAGGTCCTTCAGGACGCGCTCAAGCACCAGCTCCACCTCGCCTGACTTTATCCCAAAGCCTCCTGCACACGGTCGTGCAGGAGGCTTTTCTGTTACCCTGCCAGCTCAAAGGCTTTCCAGATCTCGTCGTCCGTGTATCCCTGATACTTCAGGCTGTCAAAAATAGTCTGGTCATCCGAGCCGTGGTTCCTCTGGCCCTTGATGGCGTTCGCCGCCACCTGCGCCCGCTACGGGACACTCGACTGGCTTGCCGCTCTTCCGGTGCTCTGGCTCTGTCTGTTACTTGTCCCAGTACCCCACTTGTTCGCCGGGTCTCCTTTCCAGCTCTGCTCCTTCAGGCCGGTGTTCTTTTCCAGCAGATTCGGCGTATCGATCATGTTGTAATATTGCAGCGTGTTCCTGTAGCTGGTCTTTCTGGGGTCAGAGTCCTTCATCTTCGTATAGTCATCCGCCATGTCCAGCAGCTGAGCATAGCCCTACGCTTTCAGCGTCTCGGTACACCTCCTTTCACTCTTCCGCCCTCGCTGCTGCTCAGCGTCATGGCGATGCTCCACACTGCGATCTGTCCTTTTCCGGTCAGGCGCAGCCGCATGGTGTCGTGCCGGGTCGGGACAAAGGGCAGGTTCACCTGCACCCGCCTGTCCCGGGTGTCCACCCGGCCCTTTTCTTCCCACTCGCCGCCGTCGAAGCTGGCCCACAGCGTCACCACGGTCCGCTCCATGGCGTCCAGCCGCACCGTTACCCGGCTGCAATACTTGTCGTCCGGGTCTCCGAGTCCGATGTCGCCGGTCACGGCCTCGTATTCCACCGTGTCCTCTTCGCCGCCGGCTTCCCGGCTCCCGTCTGCGGCCCAGATGGCCTCTTTGTCCCAGAGGTAGAGCTGCCGCCCGGTGCTGCACATGGCCCAGCCGGTGGCGTCCTCCTCGTGCCAGAGTCCCTTTTCTGTGTCGTAGACCAGCAGCCGCTGCCCGCCGGGGCTTTCGGTGTGCAGGTAGTACCGTCCCACCAGCCCGCCGGCAGCTGCTCTCGTCACACGGCTGAGGCTCTCTTCGTCCAGCGAGGCCGACACCTTGGTGGGCAGGCTGCCGTCCCACGCCATCACCCCGTCCATCGAGAGGTAGTACAGCGTCTCGTTGATGACGCAGAGGCTCTGGTGCGCACCCTTTCCTTTACGCACTATGCCTGTCGTTCTTCTCTTCCGCCGCCCTCTGGCAGCTCTTCAGCTTCCGGCAGTACCGGCGCAGCTGCGCCTTCTCCGCCCGCTCAATTTCCAGGCCCCGGCCATACCCCCAGCAGACGATGCCGCCGGCGGCCATCAGCACGGCCAGGATGACCGCACCCGTCCAGCTGCCCACGGCGTCAAAGGTGATGCTGTCGCCCACCCCCGCCGCGCCGATCAGCAGCGCAGTGCCGGTCAGGTAGAGCGCCTGTATCTTCATTTTCATTGCAATTCTCCTTTCGCTGTGGTAAAATCATTCTGGTGATAGGCCCTTTCAACCTGTCACTCGGAGGCTCGTCGGTGTTCCAGCACCGGCGGGCTTTTTGTTTTTCAGGGCCTTTTTGGCGTTCCGCTGGAAGATCTCCATGGCCTCCTGCCGCTGCTCCAGCGCGGCGTTCTTGTTGATGCGCCACAGCCTCGGCCCCTCCTTGTGGGCGGGCAGCTCGCCCCGCTGACACATCCGCCGCACCGTCTTCGGGCAGATACCCATCAGCTCGCCGTACTGCGCCACAGTCAGATACGCGGGCAGCTGCCTCGCGTCCCAGACCTTCGCCTTCCGCATGGTCATCCCCTCCTCACAGCCACTCGCTGCAAATGGTGTCGGCCACGTGCTTTGTAAACCCCAGCAGCTCGTCGCCCCGCTGGAATATCAGCACGGCAGCGCCCACGATGGGCAGCTTGCCGTTCGCCGTAACGTCCGCCGGGGCAAGCTGCGTGGCCTTCTGGTTCGCCGCCTTGCACTTCAGACGGCCGTCCTCGTCCACCAGCAGCACCAGCCGGTCGGCCTCCTCCCGCGCCCAGGTGGCGTCCAGCGCCGACGGCACGGTCTCCACATATCCGTTCACCAGCTTCTGCAGGGTCTCCAGCTTCGCGCCGTCCCCCTCGTCGCACTTGAGCAGAAAACTCCGGTTCTTCGCCGGGATCACGATCATGTAACGGTTCATTTCTTACTCCTCCGTATTGGCACATCCGGTCTTCTCGGCCTTCTCCACACTCACATCGTCGAACACCCCTTCCATCGCCAGCAACACCCGGCGCTGTGCCGTGGGCCTCAGCCCCGCCCGCCGCATTGCGATCAGGCAGTAGCCCATGCAGGCCGCATTGCTCCACGGCCCGTTCAGATCCTTCAGCATTTCGTCCATCTTTTTCTCCTTCCTCCCGCACTCTTCGGCGGGTCAGCAGCCCGTTTCGTGGCCAAACTTTTTGAGTTATGATACAATACCCCCGGAAAGGAGGTGATCTACCATGTCCTACATCATCGATTTCTATATCAGCTGTCCGATGTGTCTCCCCGAAGGTTCTCCTGAACTTCACGCCGAAATACGGCTGGCTCAAGGCCCCGGTCAGACTCCGGCTTTTTCCTATCCAAGCGGTTGCCCCCGCTTCGATGGATGTCAAGCCTGTATTGACTGTTACCGGGAGATTCACCGTAGATTTCAGTCTGGCGAAATCGATTTTTATAACGACCCTCGTTCAGTCCACGGCGTTTTCCGTGCTACAATCCAGAAACCGATCCGGCCTTTATGACCCTCCGCAGCTTGTCCTGTACGTCCTTCGCCAGTTTCTTCCGGTACTCCCTGTCTTCCCGCTGCCACGGGTTGTTCATGGAGCCGTACCAGAAATTCAGTGCATAACAAAAATCGTCCAGTGCAGCACAAAGCGGGTCTTCTCCCCGAAATACGGTGGTCGTGTCCCTGCCCTCCTCTTCCACAGGAGCGCAGGGCTTTTTGCTTTCGTTGTCCATCTTTTTCTCCTTTCTCACGCACTCTTCGGCGGGTCAGCGGTCAACCCCGAAAAGCTCATTCGGAGTTACGCCCAACGCTTTGCAAATTGGCACGACGTCCTCCGATGTCATCTTCTTCCGTCCGCGAAGAAGAGCATTGAATTTTTTCGGGTCATAGCCTGCTGCCCTTGCAACCGCTGATTGCTTCAAGCATTTTTCATCAATGATTTTATAAATCATCTCAGTTGCACTCATTCTGCACCCTCCTTTCATGTACAAGTTTCTTGGACTTTTTTACAATAGCACAAGATTCTTGTTTAGTCGAGAGCTTTGTTCAATTTTCTTGAACTTTCATCTTGACTTTTCAAGACGCGGCCTTTATACTTGCACCAGAACGAGATTTTTTAAGGAGGTGGTTCAAATGTCTTTTGCTTCTCGGCTCCGACAGGCGCGTGAGCAGGCTGGATTTACTCAGCAGGATTTAGCCAAGAAGCTTGGTGTGACCAAAAACGCCATCAGCAACTATGAGAATGGTGTAAGCAGTCCAAAGTGGGAAATTCTGGTAGAAATTTTTGATATTCTTCACGTTGACCCCAATTTCCTGTATCAGGATGATTTTTCGTCCGAGCTTGCCGAAGCTCACGTCCTCACTCCCCAGCAGTCCACCCTTTTAGCAGCCTTCGATCAGCTCAACGACGAAGGTCAGACCAAGGCGGTGGAGTATGTCGAAGATCTCGTCCTCACCGGGCGTTATAAAAAACATCCTGCGTCTGGCCTGGACGCAAAGGACGCATAAAAAAATCCCCGACACGAATGTGTCAGAAATATGAACAAAGTTTTAATTTTATATGCGTGTCAATAGTATTTTTGGATTTTCTTTGTTGCAAAAGCAACATTTCACTTTTTTTTCGTGTACAATTATGCTCATTGGGCGTATAATAAGGGTGCAAGAACATCAAGTTCCTGCCATGACATGAAAAGACTGCTTTGTCTTTGCTTGTCCGCTGAAAGAGGGTAACCCCTCCCTGCCATGAAAAATAGGGGAATTAAAAAAGCGGTGAGCTCTTACCGTGAGTAGAGAATTAAAAAAGCGGAGAACCTCTGCCGTATAGTGAGGAATGAAAAAGGGTGCGGGGCGGCTAGCTGTTCCGCACCTTCTTGGGTTAAAGGAGCTGAATCATGGGGAAGTTTCAATTTTACCACATAAATGAACACTATGTCAGCTATTTACATAGCATCGATAATCGAGTCCAGTATAATAAAGGTCAGCGTCGCCCGTATGTCGGAGTGGTACTTTCTATTAATGGCGTCGATTATTATGTTCCTTTAGAGTCTCCGAAAGATAATCACGCTAATATCAAAGGTGGCGGTCCTGTCATGAAGTTGGATGAAGGGCGCCTTGGTGTGATGGGTTTCAATAATATGATTCCCGTTTTGGATTCCTGTTTAATTAAATTTGATATTCAGGCGGTTAGAGATACGAAGTATAAAATGCTTCTCTTAAACCAACTTGAATACTGTAACAAAAATCGAGACCTTATTCTTCAGCGCGCTCAGACCACTTACCGCCGGGCTTTGAGTCGAAAAATTCCTCTCTACCAAAAGGTATGCTGTAATTTTGAGAAGCTGGAGAGAAAGAGTAAGAGATACGACCCCAACTATGTTCCATCCAAAAAGAAGATTCATGTCACCGTACCTTCCGAATAAAACATTTCAAGAGCGCCTTATCAGGTGCTCTTTTTTAGTATTTACAATATTTTGAATGGAGATAAATCTTATGTCCACCCACCCCCATCCCGAATCTGCCCGCATCATCCGCGAGGCACGACAGGCCGCCGGGCTGACGCAGCTGGAGCTTGCGGAGAAGCTTGATGTCACCATCGGCACGATCGGCTATTATGAGCGAGGCGCAGGCCAGATCAAGGCGGCGGAGTACGTCGAAGACCTCGTCCTCACCGGACGTTATAAAAAATGTCCTGCGTCTGGCCTGGACGCAAAAGAAGCATAAATAAAAAATCCCCGACACAAATATGTCGGGGCTGTGAACAAAATTTTAATTTTATATGCGTGTCAATAGAGTTTTTCAACTTTTTTCGTGACATTTGCAACAGTTCATATTTTTTTCATATACAATTCGGGCTTGGCAGAGTATAATATGGATAACAGAACCCGTCGAGCCTCTGAGTGCGAAAGCATTCAAGCGTATCATGGCGGGTCTTTTTTTATACTTTTTTATCCATGAGGTTCTTTATGACGTTAAAAATCAAGGATTTCTGCACATATGAGCAACAGTTGGATATTCTTCGCAGACGCGGACTCATTATTCACGATGAAGCCATTGCGTTGAGACACCTTCGCGAGAAAAATTACTATCGGCTCAGTGCGTATTCTCTTACTCTACGTTCTTATAATCCTTGTTCTGGTGAGGACCATTTTCATGCAGGTGCATCCTTTGATGATATTGTAGAGCTTTACGATTTTGATGAGCAGTTTCGCTCTGTCGTTCTTTCAGCCTGCACTATCGTTGAAACCAACCTGAAGGCCTATGTCGCATATTATCATTCTCAAAAATATGGACCTACTGGATACCTAAACAACAAAAACTTTGAGGTCCCATGGAATCATGCCAAGTTGCTAAATGCGCTTTCAAAATCTCTGCATCTGCGCAAGGATGAGCCGTTTGTCCTTCATCATCACAATGATTTGAACGATATTTATCCTATTTGGGTCATCGTCGAGGTGCTGTCTTTTGACCAAATTTCAATGATGTACAAAAATTTGCTTTCCACTGACCGTGCTGCGATTGCGCGCGAATTCTACGGCATTCCTTCTCGAAAATATATCGAAAACTGGACGCACTGCGCAGTTGTTGCTCGTAATATTGCCGCACATGGAGCACGTTTTTACCATCGCCCTCGAATCAATCCTCCTGCAAAACTTCCTAAAAGCATCAATGACTATGGTACAAAGCCATTTGGCTTTATATACGCGATTTATCATCTTCTGCCCACGTTCAGTCGAACACAGTTTGTAACAAATATTCAGGAGTGTTTTGATTCTCACCCGCTGGCAAAACCGTCTGAACTTGGCTTTCCTCTTCATTGGAAAGAAATCCTGATTCAAAACTAATTTTATATCAAATCGAGGTGATCATTTATGTCCACCCGCCCCCACCCCGAATCCGCCCGTATCATCCGGGAGGCACGGCAGGCCGCCGGGCTGACGCAGCTGGAGCTTGCGGAGAAGCTTGGTGTCACCATCGGCACGATCAGCTATTATGAGCGAGGCGCAGGCCAGCCCAAAATCGATAATCTCTTTGCACTCTGCGACATCCTGCACATCAGACCCGCCGACCTCCTGCGCGCCGATTCATAAACCTAACGCCCCCGCCAGTGTTTCCACCAGCGGGGGCGTTTGTGCAAAAAAAAAAAAGATCCCGGCAGCCTTGTACGATAAAAGCTGCCGGGGCGCGCATGGGGTGCATGTCGGAGAAAAACAACGCAGTCAATGACTCTCTGCCTGCTGACACATCCAGTATACCATACCTCATGTGCATCGGCAAGCGAGTCCGAAAGGAGTTTTTGTGGCCAGAAAAAAAGAGAGCACACAGCCCCGCCTTATCGCCTACTACCGCTACTCTGGCGGCAGCCGCCAGACGGAGCAGTCCATCGAGGGCCAGCGCCGGGACTGCGAGGCCTACGCCCGCGCCCATGGCATGACCATCCTGCGCGAGTATGTGGACCGCCATATCAGCGGCAAAACAGACGACCGCGCCCAGTTCCGGCAGATGATCGATGACAGCGCAAAGCGCACCTTTGACTTGGTCATCTGTTGGAAGACCGACCGCTTTGCCCGCAACCGGTACGACAGCGCCGTGTACAAAAAGCAGCTGCGTGACAATGGTGTCAGCGTCATCTATGCCGCCGAGAGCAACATCGAGGGCGCCGAGGGCATCATCATCGAGGGCCTGATGGAGGCTCTGGCCGAGTATTACTCCGCCGAGCTGGCCGAGAAGGCCCGCCGGGGGATGCGGGAGTCAGCCCTCAAAGGCCAGACTCTGGGCCGGACTCCCCCTCTGGGTCTGACGGTAGACAGCACCAAGCACTACGTCATAGATCCGGCAGGTGCGGATACGGTGCGCCTTATCTTTGAGCTGTACGCAAGCGGCCTCAGCATCGCCTCCATCATAAGACGGCTCAATGGCATGGGCCTTCGCACCGTCCGGGGCAATCCTTTTGATAAGAGCAGCATCAGCCGCATCATCCGCGACGAGAGGTATCGCGGCGTATACGTCAGCAAAAAATTTGACGTCCGCATCGAGGGCGCTATCCCGCCCATCATCGACGACGACCTGTGGGAAAGGACACAAAAAATGATCAAACTCAACCGTCAGAGCCGTGCTCCCCACTCTGCCAAGGCAGACTATATCCTCTCCGGCAAGCTGTACTGCGGCGAATGCGGCTGCCTGATGAAGGGCATCTGCGGCCACAACCCCTCTGGCCGCGTCTATCATTACTATTCCTGCCCGGGCCGCAGCCTTGGCCGCCCCTGTACCCGGAAAAATATGCCGAAGGATGTGCTGGAAAAGCTCGTAGTGGAGTCCACTTCCAATCTGCTGCTCCGGCCGGAAAACATCCAGCAGCTTGCAGACGCCATCGTGAGCTTGCAGCAGGCCGAGGCGTCCCGTCCCGATCCGGAGCGTGCAGCCCTGGAGCAGGTGCTTGCTGAGATCCGCCGCAAAATCGGCAACATCCTGAGCGCCATCGAAAACGGCACCGCCAGCGCCGCCCTGACCTCCCGGCTGTCCGATCTGGAGCAGCAGGAAAGCGCCCTCGATCACCAGCTTGCCTCGCTCTCCACACTGGAGCCGTTTACGTTGAGCCGTGACGAGGTCATCTTCCTGCTTGAGCAGTTCCGTGTCTCCCCGTCCGAGCGCACCAACGCCTACTGCCGCCGCCTTGTGGATACCTTTGTCGATAAGGTCGAGCTGACCAACCGGGAGCTGATCATCCACTTCAACATTTCCAAATCCACCGAAAACAAAAATTCCCAGTCGAACAATGGATGTTCGACTGGGAATCGTCTGGTTGGGGATGAGAGAATCGAACTCCCACAAGTAGAGTCAGAGTCTACCGCACTACCACTATGCAAATCCCCAATATCCTGTTGTGTTTCGCGGCGGTGAGCCGGTCAACGTGTGCTATTATAGCCGCCTTTGCACGTTTTGTCAAGCAGATTTTTGAAAAAAGTTGTACTTTTTTCTTGCGGACTGCGATTCGGACGTACTTTCGAGCAATTCAGAGAAGCCGACGACTGACCGGGCAGAAGCAATTTCTTCTGCACTCTCTTGTGGCATTTTCTGCACGTTCCGCACCATACAATAAGGTGTACCTGATTTTCTACTTATAAAGGAGGACGCCTTATGCTGCAAACCCCATCCAAGACCACCCAGACTCTGCTTTCGCCCCGCATCCCCCGCGACAACGAGCACGAGCGCTACCACCCCGAGCTGGAAGAAGAGCTGAAAGAGTGCCTGTTCTGCCTGCGGCGGAACGCGATGATGTTCGATCTCGAGGTGGACTCCGACCTCATCGAGCAGCGCATCTACGAGCGGCAGGCGCTTTTGTGCCGCTACCGCTACCTGCTGGCCCGCGCCCGGGAGCTGGGGCTGCATACCATCCTGAAAAAGTATCAGCCTATTGGGTAAAGTCAGCCTTGTCCTATCAGCAAGGCACTTCCGCTCCCAAAATCGCAAAACTTTCTCGTTTTGCATGGACTTGCCCGGCTCGCCAGTGGCTCTCCCCTTGGGAGAGCTGTCAAAACCTACAAGGTTTTGACTGAGAGGGCTACAAAAATCTTGACAGAATCCGCACATCGTGTTATCATACATAAAGATAACACTGTATACAGAGAGCTGTATGCGAAACTTTGGAGCTTAGAGAGGTTTTCAACTATGGAACGTATTAAGACTATCGCTACTCGTGACCTGACCAAGAGCGTCGTGACCGG